ATAGGACGGGATTTCTTCCTCGGTGCTACACGGGAGGCCAAGAGCATCGCGGTCGGGATCTCGGCCATGCACGGTCGCGTCACGCACGAAGAACATGCGGGGTGCGCCTTCCTCCGTGTGAGGGATGCCCGCGTTTCCCAGCATGATCCGCATGGTGTCCACGCCTTCGGCGATCCCGTTGAACGCCTTGTGGACCATCCGATACCGCCCGTCGTCGCCCGGAACCGCCGCCCGCTTGCCCCAGCCCTGGAGCCGGTCATTGAGCAGGTCGATCGAGTCCGGTCGGCTGGGGTCGGCCACGATCCAGCGGATCTCGTACTGGTCGATCAGCGTCCGAATCCACTCCGCCGCCGTGTCGAACTTGAGGTTGCTGCGGTAGAACTCGGCCAGCCGGTACAGGCAGCCATCGGCCACGCCCCAGACCTGAAACACGAACGGGTCGTTCCAGCCCCAGTCCAGAGACCCGAACGCCCACTCGATCTTGGGCAAGTCTTTGTGGTTGATGAGATGCACCGCCGCGTCGTAGTTCTCGTAGACCGCGCCCTCGGCGGATACCCACTTGCCAAGGTACATGCGGGACCGCAGGGGCTCAGGCAGCCGATTCAGGCGGTTCAGGTAGTCCGGTGTGACGGTCGGGTTGTCCTCGTGTCGGCTGAACAAACGGGTGAAATCCCCCTTGTCCCCGCGCCGCTTGATCCAGTGAAACTCGCTGTCTGGGTTGCAGTCCATCAGGAATTGCTGGAACGGAAGGACATTGTTGCGAAGCGAGCGTTGAAGCTTGTCAGCGTCGAGACTGGATATCTCGGTCGCCTCCTGCGCATAGATGATGTCCCACTCGGACGAATAGGTGCGCTCGGGGTCTTCCAGCCCCATCGGGACCAGAACCGAGCCATTCGGGTAGTTGTAGGACTTGCGCTGCTCCCGCTTGGCCCCGCGCTTGAGCGGACTGTTGGGCGGCAAGACCTTTTCCTCGAAGGTCACAAGACCAGAGTTTGTCAGTGAAACGCGGGTCTTGCGGACGATCATCGCCCGGACCCCTGAAACCTGACTCAGCCAGAAGTGAATGTACTCCAGGATCGAACGGGACTTGCCCGTGCCTGCTGGCCCCTCAAGCAACACCCACGGATCACGGCAGCGGAACAGGTCCGCCGCCGCACCGTAGGGGGTGTATCGCAACTCGGAGGCCGTCTGGATCACTTCTTGGCCTTGATCGCTTCCTGCTCGGCCTTCCACGACTCATGCTCGGGGTGGGCCGGGTGTGCGGGGTGCTGAGGGTTGATGCCGTCCCCTGAGAACTTCGGGATCTTCTTCTTGTGGTTCACATCGGTTCTTCCGGCTGACGCTGGGGCGTTGGACGATCGAAGCGGGGCCAGTCGGCTCACCTGATCACAGACTGCCTTGAACGCCTTGATGCAGCCGCTTTGTTCGGCGTTTTCCGCAGTCAACACCTTCACCTTGCCGTCGAGGTCCGTATTGATCGCTTCGAGTTGCTGGACGCGGTTGACCGCGTGATCCCGCTCTCGCTGGATTCTGGCTGCGTCCCCGCACTTGGCGAGGGCTTCTTCCAGTTCAGCAATCCGGGCATCCCGGCTCTGGAGTTCCTGATCCAGTTCGGCCAGTTGGCGGGTGTACCGCTCGATCTCGCTGTTCAGGGCTTCGCAGTCGCAATCGGACTTGGACTCGGGCTTGGTGGTCTTGTTGGGCATGGGAATCCTTTTCAGTACATGAGGACGAAGGGAAGAAGCGAGGTCGCGGTCCCAACGGCGGTTTCGACTTCGAGGTACTTGCACCCCTGAGCGTCGAACGCGACATAATGAACGACATCAGCAGCAGACGGCCCGCACAGCTCGGCAAGTTCGCCCCGCGTGTAGTCGTTGGTGATGGCGATTGTGTCCGCGAAGAACATGCTGGTCGTGAACTGGCCGACATTGGCCGCTGGCTGAGACGCGCCGAGCGTTACCGCCAGATTCAAGAGTTCTTCGGGCAGGTACAGAGCGGGGGTCTTGGGCTCTGGCACCGACGAGTCAACCGTCCTGGCCTCGTGCCAGCCACGGACGCGAGCGGTCCCAGTCTCGTTGGCCGCGTCAGTCCCGAGGAATCCGAGCTTGCAAAGCACGGCGTTGTTCGTTTGCGTCAGATCGAACACGAACTTCCCGTTCGCGTTGTCATACGCGGGCTTGACGGCCTTGGGAACAATCGCACTAATCGCGTCGAGCGCAGAGTTGGTGCTTGGTGTCAGGGTTGAATCACAAAGCAGGAATTGAGCGGAACCGCTCAGAACTTTCACTGGTTGCAATGATCCGGCCATGCCTGGCCTCCTTAGTAAATCCGGTTTCGGTTCCGGTATGGGTTTCGTGGTCTGATCGTTGATCCGAGGGCAATGGTGTCTTCACCGCCGCCCGCCGCCGCGATCGTCGCCGACAAGTTCAGCGTGAACGGGCTGTTTGCGTCGTTGCTTGGGATCGACAGAACCGCCGTGTAAGTGCCGGGCGAAAGCGTGGCCGCAGCAGCGTTGAATGTCACCGCGAGTTGCAGCGTGCCGTCCGGTGCGACATCCTCATCGTCGTTCCACGAGCCGCTGCCCTTGGCAAAGTAATTGACAATGTCGGTGCTGGTGATCGTCGCGGTGTTGAGGTCAAGTTTCAGCGTCGCGTTGCCGATGTTCTCGATCTCGATAGACCGTGCCGCGAGCGTCTCGTTTGCGACCGTGCCGAAATCGAGCTTGCCGCCCGATGCGACGATGCTGGGCGCGGTGATCGGATTGATGGTGAGTTGGAGGGTGGCAACGCCACGCTGAACCGCGCCGATGTCGGCGGTTGATTCGAGGAGCGTGCCGTACAAGTCCCATTCGGTGAACTGGTACGCCTCAGGCAGTTCTTCCAACAGCACCGATCCGGTGTCCGGCGTGTAGTCGCCGTCGCCTGCGTTGCCGACCGAGTTCAGTGATTGATCGTCCGTGAATCCGAGAGCAGTTCCGCCCGCGTAGTCCACGGTGTTTGGGCCAAGAAAACCCTGCATCGCGGAAGCACCACTGTCATTTGATGGAAAAGTTGTATTGAACGATCTGTTGTGAAAAACGCCCGTACCGTGTCCGGTCGGGAAGTTACCTACCCGATTAGCGTTCGGTGTGCCAAAGGTGTCGCCCTTGATGTTGAAACCGTCTTCGGATGCGTTGCCGATCCAAAGAATATTGGAACGGGTGGCCGAAGATGTTCCGCTGTCGTTGTAGCAGAAGTTCACCCTTTGGCCGATGACGGTGTTTTGAGCCCAAATGACATTGTTGGATGAGTTTACGCCGCTGTCTGCGTATATCTGCACTGCCGGGCTAGTCGATGATCCGGTTCCATGACGCTCTATCGTGTTTCCGAGAAATGCAAGCCCTATCGCTGTGTCGTAGGCACCGTTGTAGGTAATCGCCCTGTCGTCACGATCGGCAATCTGCATCTGGTTGAATGATGCCGGAATAATTCCGTCTTGCGTCGGTGCTGGGTTGGAAGCGGGTTTGTGTTCAAGTAGCAGGTCACCGGAACACCTGCACATTTTGTATGTGCAATCGGATCTTGTAAAACCAGTGAACGCAACACCGTCAAACACATACGCGACACGACTACTGCTGAACGAAAGCACATCGGCAAAGGTTCCGCTGCACTCGGTGATGTATACGCCCTTTGATCGGTAGCCGAATCCAACCGTCGTGCTGGTTTGACTGACCGTGCAACCGTCAATCCACAGCCACCGCTCTGTGTTTTCTCCGTCCCAGAAATGCGCCGTGTTCAGTGTGACATTGCGAATGCAAAGGCGACGGGTCTTGTAAAGCAGGTTTCCAGATGTCTGGATCGTGACCGTTGCAGACGGTGCCGCTTCAACAAAGACCCAGTAATCCGCCGTGGTCACCGCCGGGGCAGTGATCGTGTGCGTCCCGGTCGTGCATCGAACGATGTTTGCGCCGTCGTCCAGTGCCGCTTTGATCGTCGCGTATGGGCTGGCCTCGGCGGTTGCTGGGGTTCCGCTAACCACGCCGGTCCCGTCGTTTCCACCGGAATCCACATAGGCATACTGATCCAATGCCCCGGTCTTGTTGCAGGTGAACGACAGATCAGATCGCAGCAGAATCTCATTGTCTACGCCGGTCGTGTCTGACTAGTCGAACACCGACGATGCCGCACCGACATTCGGCTTGACCACCGCGTTGATCGTGATGGTTTCGCCCTGCGTGAAACCAGCAATCGGTATGGTGGCCTCGTATGCCTCGCCGTACAGCGAAGTGTTCGCAGACTGCCTGCGGGTCTTGGTCGTCACCCGCACCGTTTGTTCGTGCGCGCTGGTCCCGCCTGTCGCCGTGAACTCAACACACGCGATGCCGAGATGATGGTACGCCTCGATGCCGACCGTGAAGTCAGCCGACACCCGCTGGGCCGGAACGCTGGTCTGCAAGTCCCACTGGGCGATGACCTTCGGTGGAGCGAGCGTGCTGTTGTTCGTGACCGATGCCGATGCCAGCGAGTTCGAGGTCTGGCTGGCCCCGCCGCTGTTCGTGACGATGCCAGCCGCACAGGTCAGCGTCGCCGTGTAGCCGGTCCAGAGCCATCGGTCGGCGTTGAAACGGATGTCGAGGTCGGACCCGCTCGCGTCCTGATCCTCGCTGCCGTCGTTCGGGTACGGCTTGCGGCGTACCGCGTTCAGCCGGCTGGTGTAGGTCGCCGACGAGTTCACCGTGCCGTCCGCGTTGTACCCGTTGCCGGTCAGCGTCAGCGTCGCGTCAGCGTCGGCAAGGTTGACGAGTGCGGTCCCTGCCCCGCTGCCCACATCCCAAGTCGCGCCGGTCGTGAATCCCTCGATGAGCAGGTCTACCGCGCCGCCGTCGAGGTTCGGGATTGTTGCGGTAATATCGCCGGTCGCCATCACGCACCACCCTTCACTTGGACTTTGCCTTGACCGGCGACGGAACCAGGATCGCCACACCGCCGACGATCAGCGAGATGGCGACGGCCTCTTCGCCCTTGCCGAGCAGGAGCAGACCGAAGCCGGACGCGACCGACAGAATGGAACCGATGAGTAGTGCCTTGTTCATTCCGATTTGCCCTTCGTGATGAGATCCCAGAAAGTGTGAACCGCCAAGCCGATCAACGCCGTCCCGACAATCCACATTGCCCGCCCGATGCGGCCCAGGTCGCGCTCGACTAGGGCGAGACGCGAAGGCAGGTTTTCGGCTTTCATGTCCGATTTGATGTCTGCGATGTCCTCGCCTTGCTTCTGCTGAGTGACCTTGACACCGGCCATTTCTTCACGGATGCCCGACACATTGTCATTGATGCGGGCCAGCAAGCCGATCATCTGTTGCTCTTGTTGGTCGCTCACACCGCCCCCACCGTGGCAACGATGAAACGAATCGCCCGCATCGCGGTACGCTGGAACGCGGCTCGGACCTGCGCCTCGGCCTGCAACGCGGCGGACGCGAGTTCGAGGGCCACACAATCCTTGTACGCCTTCACGGTTTCGTCGGACCCGCCGTCGAGGACCACCAGCTCGGCGAGCCCAGCGAGTTTCTGGAACCGCCGCTCTACATCGTCGGTGAGGATTTGCCCCTCGGCCTGCCAGTCGTCTTTGATGGCCTTGAGGAGTTCTTTGGCGCGGTCGCTCATCACTCACCCCCGGACAGCAGGTCGGCGATCAACTGGCCGAACGCCTCACGCCGAGCGTCGAGGACCGCCTTGCCCGCCTCCGTGACCTCGCCGGCTTCCAGCATGGCCTCGGCACCCAGCTCGCTCATACGGGCCTCGTTTGGCCACGCGGCGGACAGGGCGGCGAACGCCTGCGATTGGGCCGGGGTCGGCACCTTGCAGCAACCGGTCAAAGAAACAGCCGCTACGCAGGCGGCGACGATGAGGGTGATGCCGAGAGGGGATTTCATTGCTTGTTGCCTTTCGTGATGGCATCCACCTCAGCGGCCAACTGCTTCGCAATCTCCGCGTCGGTCGCCACAACCTTGATGAACTGGGTCTGGGCCTCGCCACCGGCGTTCGCGTACTTCTCGGGCATGTTGCCCTTCAAAGCGAACTCCAGAAGCCGGTCTGAACCGCACTCCTTCGCGCGGCGGAACATCTCATCTTCGAGGACTTCAACCGATAGGCGGCGGGCCAGCGACTCGGCAGCAACGAAGTACTCGTCAGAACGCCACTTGGTCACGGCCTGCGGGGTGATGCCAGCGCATTTGGCGGAATGGGCCACCCGGCCAGTCATCGCCAGAGCCCCCAGATACCGTCGCTGGTAGTCCGAGAGCTTTTCGTCCTCCCAGACATTCCGCTTGCTGGACTTCAAAGACTCGATCAGGTCGATTTTGTACCGGAACGCGGCGTTTTCTTCGATCCAGTCCGCAACCTGCTTGGGGCTGATGTCGCACTGCAGCGCGGCAGACCGCAGGTCGTCGCATTGCTCAAAGGCAGCGACCACGCGGTTCATCTCGGGCGTGAAAATGGGGTCTTTGGCCTTGCTCACGACAGAATCGCCTCCGTGCGGATCTCGGTGACCACCCGGATCTTGGCGTTGTCGATGCCGGTCAGCGTGTACTCACACCGGTAGGTCCGACCACCCTTGGGGAACGCGGACGCGGCAGGGACCGTGTGGCGGAAGTTGTAGCCGATGCCGTCAATCGTCCAGTACCCGTCCGTCTGGAGCGTCGAGAACACCACATCACCCTTGGCAAGCGTCGTGGTCCAGACCTCGCTAGGCGGCGTGTCGGCGGTCACATCGAAGACTTTGAGGGCTACGGAGTCTTGGAACGAGGACTGGTTGAGAGCTGAACCGTCCGCAGCCACCAGACGGGCAAGGTTCACGGCGGATTCGCCCTCGAAGACAGTGCCAGTTGCTACGCGGCGGCTCATCGGTCGCCAACCTTCCTGACCGTTGCACGGTCAATGCCAGCAGCGGCCACCTGAACAGCAGACACAGCGGCCTCGCCGACCGCAGGGGCAACGCCGAACGGGAACATCAGCACCGTCCGCAGGTCTCCGGGCGTGGTCCCCGAGCCCGTGCCACCGGGCAGCGTGTCTTGGGTGCTTCCGTTCGTCACAGCTGTTCCAACCGGGATCGCGGCGGTCTCGTTGTTGGACTCGTCGAAGTAGGTTCCAAACGGGCATTCGATCGTCACCGTGTCGGTGTCGAGGATGATTTCACCCGGAACAGCGGACAAGCCAAGGGCAAACAGGTGGTTCGCGGCGTTCGAGTAGGTGGCTTCGAGCGGGGCCGAGTTGTTCTGAGCGTCGAACCCGAGCGATGACAGCACCGGGACCGTGTAGTTCGTGGCTCCACGGGTGATCGTCAGGGTCGGCAGGCGGTCACCGCGCTGATAGAACGAGGGCGCGTCCCAGTCTCCAGCAGGGGCAGACCAGGCCACGGTCAAGCCGCGACCACTGGCCAGCACCGAAGCCGAACTGAACGCGGCGACGGCCATCAGTCGATCCCCACAACAGGGTCAGCGTCCGAATCCAGTGTCAGCGTCCGCGTCGTGAACGCGGTCGAGCCGTCCGTCCGGTTGATCGTCCAGACCGTGTTCGAGACCGACGACTCGGTGTGAGCCAGGATCAGGAACGCGAGCGTGTGAACCGGGGCGGTTGCCTCGACATTGGAAACATTCCGGCCAAGAACCGCGTCGGCAACATCGTTCTTCTTGTTCTCGATGGCGGTCTCGATGACCCCGCGTCCGGTCGCGTCGATCTGGGCCACATTGACCTCATTCGTCCACTGAACCGGGCTCAGGATCGTGTTGCTCGTGCTGGACTTGCCGACGACCCCGGACATGACACCCGTGTTCTCGCCCGCAGCGACCGTGATCCGGTAGATGCCAGGGGCGTTGGTCGCATCGACCTCGGCAGGGCTGGCCGCGATGGTGGAGAGAACCCCGTCATTGATGACCCGCAGGGCGTGATTCGCCGAGTCACCCGTGCGGGGCGTGCCATCGTTGGTGTTGATCGCCTGATAGTAGACCGTGACCGCTTCGCCTTTGACTGGCATTACATGACCCCCAGAATGTTCGGGTTGAGAGCCCCGCCAGCGGCAGCATTGCCAGCCGACTCAATGGCACCGAGATCAATCGTGTTGTCGCCCCGAGCTGTGTAGGGCAAAGCCACACCAGCGTCGATCATGGGCGATCCTGTCACAGGAGTCAGGTCTGTCCCGCTCGCGACCGTCGCAAGGCCACCCACGGGTCCGAAGACAACGCCGGTCTGTGATGCACCGTCGCCCCCGAGAGCAGCCGCGATGATGCCCGTGTAGTCCCACACGCCCGTATCCGTGCCGCCATCGTCCGCGTCGAACGGGCCGGAAGTGTTCGCGTCGGCCCCGGTCCCGATGAAGGGACGGATCACCATGTCGCGGGCCTGGCTGGTCTCTTCGTCGAAGTTGAGCCCGAACCCGCCGTTGTCCCACGAGGCGACATTCACAAGCAGGTTGTGGTCGTCCACGCACCAGAAGCCGTGGGAGCCGTTGTTGTAGGCCGTGCAGTGGATCGCCGAGCAGTTCCCGTCGAGGGTAAAGCCCGTGTTGTTGTTACCGTAGGCGATGCAGCGGACGAAATGCACCCGATCCGACGAAGCCGCGACCGTGAAGCCGTCCGACACATTGTCATTGCTGATGCAGTGGACGAACAGGCCAGAGGTGGCCGTCGAGATGATGAACCCGTCGTTGTTGTTGTCCTCGGATCGGCACAGGATCAGCTTGTTCCCGTTCCCGACGACATTGATGCCAACCCCGGTCGAATCCGTCACCGCGCAGCACACGAGGCAGCAGTCGTCCGCATCGACCAGGATGCCATTTGACCCGTTGCACCCGTTGACCACGAGGCCGAAGACCTGAGACTTGTCGCCCTCGAAGGTGATCGCCACCCCAGAGGTCACAGCCGTCGCGTCGATGACCGCCCGAGCGTCAGGATCAAAGTCACCGTTCGCCTTCACCACGATGAACTGGCACTGGGACTCACCGGACGCGCAGAGCGTGAGGCCGCTTGTCCCGGCCAGCGTGTATGAGCCCTCGATGATGAAAACGCGGTCATCGTTGCCGATCGTGGCCCCACCCAACTGCGCGAGAGTCCACGGATCAGCGAACGATCCAGCCCCAGAAGTGGCAGTTGGGGACACCCAATAGTCAGCCATGACCCGTCCCCCAAACGCCCGCAAACGAGCGAATCCGGAAAAACGCCGTTTCTGGCGTGGTTTTGGGGCGTTGAGCCGACACTGACTCGTGGGCCAGCATGTTCACTTCTGCGATCATCATAACGCAGACTTATGGCCATGCTTCAAGCCATTTCCTGATTTTATCGGAGATTGCACAATACTCCGTGTTTGCTCTAGGGATTCATGATATCGGGCGTGGTTGGTGGTTCTGCTGTTGGGCGGTTGCGGGTAGACTCGCGGGGCGGAGGTGGATCATGCGAGATCGGGATGAAGACGATCGGGCGGAGCAGTTCACGGATACGATCCGCCGGGCGGTGGAGGCGGCGGTTGTGACTGACGGGCTGCCGCGAGACCGGGTGTTGGGCTTGTTGGCTGTCGAGATCCAGAGGAACGCACTGCTCCTGCTGTCTGCCCCCGATAACGGCGACGAATCCACCCGATAAGGTGTGAGCATTCAATAACTTGCGCTGGTTTGTGCGATTTCGGCTGGTCTTTGGTGCTGGTGCGGTCATGGTGCAGGTTGCCATGTGGCTTGAAAGGGCAATCCCGGACTTCGAGGGCTACCGCGTCCAAGTGCTGCGGCTCGATCCGTACAACTGCCGCAAGGGGTCTTTCGTGATTGAAGCCGCTGCCGAGCTGATGAACTGGAGATCGACGAACGACCTGACCCCGCCGGCGTGCGTGGAATGGCTGGGCAAGCTCGGGGCTGCCGGGCTGTCCGGGGCCACCATGCGGAACCGGATGAGCCAGATTCGGGCAATGGGGAAGTGGCTGGTCCAGGTCGGCGAGTGGGATGCGAACCCGCTCCGCGAGGTCCAGACCCCGAAAGTCCGCATGAGCGACAAGGGGGCCGGGGCTCGGGCATTCACCCGCGATGAGGTCAAGCGGCTGATCGAGGCGGCACGGGTCGCTGAGGGGTCTCACGCTGCGGCTCGTCGGTTCGGGGCGTGCCGGTCCACCCTGTACCACACGCTGTTTGAGACCGGCCTGAGATACGGCGAGGCGATGGGGCTTCGGGTCTGCGATGTGGACCTTGCGGGCCGGGTGATCCGGGTCGTGAAGGACAAGGCGGGGCGTGGGGACCGCATCCCGATCGGGCCGGGGACGGCGGCGGTGCTGGCGGCGTGGATCGCCGATCGCGGTCTGACGGGCCGTGATCCCGTATTCCTGCGGGTCTCACACCGGACGCTGGTTCGGGACATGAAGCGGGCTGGAATCCCCCGTGAGGTCGCTGGGCAGGCCGGGCAGTGGCATTGTTTCCGCAAAGGCATTGTGACGCACTACTTACGGAACGGTGCGGACCTGAAGACGGTGCAGAAACTGGCTCGGCACGCGAGCGCGAAGACGACGCTGGATCACTACTACCAGCTCGACGACGGGGCGGTTCGGGCTACGATCGGGTCTGGTGCGTTATGAGACCCAAGCAATAGTGCTTGGTTTGCGTGACTTTTTCGATTTTCGTTTGCAACCTACCGGAATCGAGCCGATATTCCTGACAGTCACTAGCCCGGTCTCGCACCGTAGAGCGAAAGCGATACACGAACCGACCACGAATCACGCACCCCCGGCTGGTGACTCTAAGGGGTGAGGGCGCAATGCCCTCCGCGTGATTCGCGGGGTTCAGGCAGTGGAGCCGGGGGGAATCGAACCCCCGCTCCCACTTCGGTTGGCAACCTCCTCCCGCTGACCTGATAACTGCCTGAGCCCCATTCGCCTTTGGGCTGGGTCGAGTGCCGTGTTGGTGCTGATCCTGCCCGTCAGTGGATGGGATTTTTTATGTCTGAGCAGAAGCACACGCCGGGACCGTGGTATTGCATACCCGGTGAAGTTGATTATGTCCGCGAAGAATACACGGATGCTTGCATTGCCCGTGTGTTTGAGGACAACGGACACGCCGACGAGCGGGGCCGCGAAGACCTGCCCCAAGAAGCCAACGCCCGCCTGATCGCCGCCGCGCCTGAGTTGCTGGAGGCGTTGAAGTCGCTGCTTGTCGCCACCGAGTTTGCCATGACCACGCCATCGTGTCCCGAAAAGGGAACGGTTGTTCCGGCTGAGATGAGCAAGGAACAGTACGAGCAAAAGAGGGTTGTCAAAGCCGCCCGCGCCGCCATCGCCAAAGCAGCAGGCGGTGTGTCATGAACGACTACACCGACCACGAAATCGCCCTTGTCATGTCGAACTACGACTGCACCCGCGAGGAAGCGGTTGAAACCCTCGACGACGCAAGCAACCTCGATGAAAAACTGATGGCGATGGGCCTTGCCACCGAGCAGGGCGGAGACATCGTGCGCAACGCCAACTGGCGGGAGGAACTGTGATGCCTGACTACTGCGAAGACCAACTCGCTGACGCTATGGCCCGCTACCAGTGCGGAGCCGATCAAGCCGCTGGCTACCTTGAAGCCGAGTACGAGGCCGAGGAACTGGCTCTCAACGAGGCCAAAGAACGCCGCATCAAGGCGAAGAAGGATGCGATGGAGTGTCCCCGCGTTCCTGGCGGTGTGCTGCGGTTCGAGCCCCGAGAGGGCGGATATGAAGGCGACTTGGAAGCCATGCTCAATGGGTTCAAGTACACGATCGTTCGGAGGAACGGCGTTGCCGATATGTGGGTCGATGACCTTGGCGAAGAAGAATTGTGCCTCCGGTCTGTCGCCAGTGCGAACGACTACAACGGCAGCGTCCCGAACCTGATGCGGATTGCCGAGCTGTATCACTCGATCCTGACCGCCGATCGGAATGGGGGTGGATCATGAAGCCCCTCGCCCTACTCGCAGCCGTCGCCATGTTTGTCGTGCTGGTCCGTGTCACCTACCGGGCATACCGGGGCGACTTCTCGGGCAACCCGTTTGTCCCCGTGCTGATGATCGTGCTGACCGCAGCCATCATCGGCGGGCTCTGTGCGGGGGCCGCGATATGACCCAGACCCCCAAACCCACAATCACCGGGCCGCTGTTTGGCAACGCACGATCCACGGACCCCGAGACCAGTCACAAGGCCGGTCGCGAGGTCGAAGCGTCAGGCAAGGCCACAAGCCAGCGCGACCGCATCCTCGTGCTCATGTCCCGCTATTCCGGGGCTCACACGGCGGGAGAGATTGCCGCGCTGCTCAAGGACATTGACCGCCACACCGTCAGCAAGCGACTCCCTGAACTGTCGCGGGCAGGTCTCATCGAGAAGTGGGGCAGCCGCAAATGCACCGCACACGGGACTGAGATGACGACTTGGAGGGTTCGCCATGCTGACTCCTGAGCAACTGGAAGAACGCCGCAACTGGATCGGCGCGTCTGATATGGCCGCGATCCTGCAACTCTGCCCGTACCGCTCGCCCCGCGATGTTTGGCACGAGAAGGTCTATGGGCTCACGCCCGAGGACGACGCGCCCCGCAAGACGGACGCGAAGGACATTGGCTCATGCTTTGAGACTGGATGCCTGGACCTTGCGGAAGTGCGGATTGGAAAGAAGATCCAACGGCACTGCCTGACACGCGAGGTTGAAGGAACCAGAATCCGCGTCAACCTTGACGGCTGGCTCTATGCCGAGGATGGAGATATCCCCGTCGAGGCCAAGACCGCAGGCATCGTCAATCCGTGGGCCGTCAACCCTGACGACTGGGGCGACGACGGAACAGACCATTTCCCGCCGAAGTACATCATCCAGCTTCATTGCCAGATGATGGCGACAGGGGCCAAGTACGGATACCTGACCGCTGTGATCGGCGGGCTTGGGCATCGCCTTTACCGCTGCGAACGCCAAGACGACATTGTGGAGGTCATCACGAAGGCCGCTGCCGAGTTCTGGGCGTGTGTCGAGGAACGCCGCGAGCCCGAGGGCGAACCGCCCAGTCTCGAAACCCTCAAGCGAATCGTCCGCCAGCCCGAGAGCGTTGTTCGCATCCCCCGCGAGGCCATTGGTTCCGTGATCCGCTGGAAGGAATGGGCCGCGAACGAACGGGACGCGAAGGCGGAGAAGGAACAGCACCAGTCCGAGTCGATCGCCCTTCTGGGTGACGCTGAGGGCGCGTTGCTGGAGTTCCACCAAGACGACTGCATTGCCCTGTCCGCTGCGATGGGCGTTCCGATCGACAAGGCGGGCGAGTACTGCAAGCTGACCTACTTCGCGGACAAGAACGGGCGGCGAACCCTGCGGCTGCAACGGGCCGACGATGAGTTTCTTGAGGCCGCGAATGATGCGCCGTGCATCGACCTGAGCAAATTGACCCTTTGTGGAGATGAGAGATGAACAACCAAGCCCTGATGAACCCCGAGCAGTTGGCGGAGATCCGCCGCGAATCTCGGCATACGAACCCCGGACTTAGCAAGGCCGGATTCAGCCCGACGAACATGAGTGAGGCGATCGCGGTAGCCGACCTGTATATCCAGTCCGGCCTGACCGCCTTCAAGTCTGCGAGCGCGGCGGTCGTCGCCATCGAGCATGGCATGAGTCTTGGCATGAGCCCGGCCCAGTCCATGCAGTCGATCGCCCTTATCAACGGCAAGCCCGGCATCTACGGCGATGCCGCCCTTGCCCTGGTCAAGTCCACCGGTCTGCTCAAGGCCCACAGCGAGACCTTCGAGGGATCGCTGAAAGACGGTACGCGGTCATGCACCTGCAAGGTAGTCCGCATCCAGAAGCTCGCGAACGGGGAGTGGACGGAACTGGCATACGAGCAGACCTTCGGAATCACCGAGGCCAAAGACGCGAAGTTGTGGGGCAAGGCAGGTCCGTGGGTCCAGTACCCGGATCGCATGATGAAGATGCGAGCCCGTGGCTTCTGCCTCCGAGATGCGTTCCCCGACATTCTCAAGGGCGTTGGCATCGCCGAGGAACTGCAAGACTTCCCCGATCGCAAGCCGGTCGAGAACACCGCACCCCGCGAGATCAACGGGAGCCGCGCTGCAGGGCTTGGAGCGACGCTGGCAGGCAAGGTGAACCCTGAGCCCGTCGAGCCCGAGGAATCGCCTGAGAGCGACGCTGACGGCTACATCGACACCGAGGCCGTTGAGATCCTCGACGAGCCGCAGGGCGAGCCTGAGCCGCCCACGGAGTACGACGACGACCTGTTGAGCCAACTGCCCGAGTGAAAGCCCGGACCCGTCTTCTGTTGCGTGAGGCGTGTTGCCGAACGCTGTCCCCGCTCCCCGATTTGCACTCAGGCGGCGGGGCTTGACCACCACCACCGAGGGCGCGTTGCCCCGGTGAACCTGCACCGCTCTTGGCCTGACGGCTGGGGGCGGGATTCAACGAAAGGGAAACGATGACTGACAAGGAACTTGCGGAAGCACTGGAAAAACTACGAACCCTGCTAATTGCAACTGGTGAGGTACATCGGTCAAAGCAACTTGACACGATCAAAGAAGCCGCCCGCCGCCTCCGCGAACTACCCGACCCAGCCAAGTCCGACGAGGACCGGATGCGGGAGTTGGTGGAGAAGCATAAGTGTTTCAAGGGCGTGCTTGGATGGCGCGAATCGACAGATATGATCGATTTCCATTGGGTTTGGAAGTTCACCCAAACCAAAGGGGATGGCTGCTACCTGCCAACCTCCGCAGCTCTCACCGTCATTCGCGGCATCGTGAAGGCGAAGTGTGACGCGATTGGTAATCAGGCGAACTGGAAACCGATGGGTGATGGGAATCTTTCCGGGCAATGGCAGCACCACTGGAGAGGTATATCTCAGTACCACGACGACGAACTCGCCGCCATCGACGCCCTACTGACCGCGATGAACACCTGACTCTCTCTCTCTTCCACCGTCCGCCGCTGCGAAGTGCCGGACGGCTTTCGGCCTACCCGTGAGTGGTCGTCAGTGGTTTGCAGCGAGCCACAACCACGGGCTCAGGGGTACTCATCCACCCCGAACCGTCTGCTCTCGAAAGGGGGCAGGCGGGATTATGAGATTTCTGTCCCTGTTTTCCGGCATCGGCGGGCTCGACCTCGGCCTCGAATGGGCTGGCTGGACCTGCGCTGGTATGTGCGAGTTCGATCCGTGGTGCCGCGCTCTGCTCGCCGAGCGGTTTCCCGGCGTGCCGATCCACGACGATGTGACCACGCTGCACCCGGAGCCGGGCGCGTTCGATGTGGTGGTCGGAGGCTTTCCATGCCAGGACATTTCAGTTGCAGGCAAGCAAGCAGGCATTGACGGCGAGCGATCCGGGCTCTGGAAGGAAATGCACCGTGTCATTGACATTGTTCGACCCCGATGGGTCGTTGCTGAGAATGTGCCTGCTCTCCGCACTTCGGGATCAGACCGGGTACTCGGCGACTTGGAGGGAACGGGTTACACCTGCTGGCCGATCGTGGTGGGTGCTGACGACATCGGCGCGCCGCATCGACGCAAGCGGGTGTTCATCCTCGGACGAATGGCCGACGCACACTGCGACGCAGTACGGCAGCAACGGGGACGCGCCGGGCGAGATCGGTCCTCGGCGGGGATCGCTGCACCAGTCGACTCCGGCATGGCCGACGGCTGGCGCGAACGATCACAAAGGGACAGCGAAGCCGGGACAGAGGCGGGGCCAACTGGACGAAGCGGCGGAGCAGATTTTCCCCCCGGACCAGCAGACCTCGCCAGATGGCGCATGGTGCTTGAACTTCACCCGGAGCTTGCACCGGCCCAGGCTCAATCCGTGGTTTGTCGAATGGCTGATGGGCTTCCCGAGCGGCTGGGTCGCCGCTGGAGACGACGCGCTTTGAAGGGGCTGGGAAACGCCGTCGTCCCGCAGGTCGGCCTGCTCATCGGGGAAACGATCAACCGCTTTGAGGCGGAGAAGATGAACAACAGGGAGGTGACTTGTGGCTGGTGACTGGATCAAGATGAGGTATTCGCTGCTATCCGACCGCAGAGTTGTCCAGATCGCCAGGACTCTTGCTGACGACGAGAACTTCTGCAAATGGATGGGAGACCCAGTTCGCGTGAGCATTTCCAATGCGTTCGATCACACGCCTCCCGTCATCATTCGTCATCTTTGCGTCAGCACGCTTCTCATCATTTGGGGAGCTGTAGCGGAGCAGGGCAAGCGTGACGGTGATGATGCGGTGGTCGATGGCTTCGACTGTTTCACCATTGACGAGATCGCGGGTGTACCCGGATTCGCTGATGCGATGCTGTCAACCGAGTGGCTTGAATACGACGATGAAGCCGAGACCATTGCCCGTTTTTGCGGATACCTAAAGGAAAATCTGCTCGCGACCGAGCGAGGAAAAGAGTCCCGCAGAGAGTCAAATCGGCTTGCTGCCAAGCGATATCGCGAGAAAAAATCATCAGCCGACAGTCATCATCCAGTCATCAATTCGTCATCACAGCGTCATCCAAAAGTCAGCCCTAGAGAAGAGAAGAGAAGAGAAGATAAGAAAGCATCAGCTATCGCTGATGCTGATTGCGCCGCAGCAGCAGCGACCGGACTCCGCTTCAAGTCCGAGGTCGAGGCGATGGTCGGGCGAACTGGATTCCCAGCCCCGGACGGACGCTCGTTGGACGAGATCCGCAAGGCCATTGGCCGCATCGAGTCGGGCATGTACCCGGACGCGCTGGGCGTGCCTGACCCGCTGGCGTATCTCGAAGCCCGATTGCGTTGGTACTGGGACGAGCAGGCGGTCAGGCGAAAACACGCCGAGCGTCGGCTGGAAGTCCCATCGCTTCGCAAGACGCTCGCTGACGACCGATGGCGGGTTGACCCGGACGCACCGCACTGGGAGCCCGCACCAGACGAGAAACCCAAAGTCATTTCCGAAGAACGCGCAAGAGCCCTCGACCGGCTCACACGGAGAACAGCGTCATGACCACGACCGAGTACGAATCCAAACGCCCGCCCGCACACTGGCTCACGGACACCCTCTGCGGCATGCTGGCCTTTGACGGCAAGCCCTACACCCTGTCGATTGAGCAGCAGGTCGCATGGGACGAGCGGTTTGCCAAACTCGTGAACCGCCACGGCGACGAAAAGACCCTCGACCTGCTCCGGGAGTTCTTCGAGACCAACCGGCTCAAGAAATCATCAAGACCGGGCGACTTCGCGGATTTCGTCGCCAGAGTCACCAGCGACAGCATCGGCTCCTGGAAGGCCCGTAGCGACGATTGGGACCGAGCCGTGTCCCGGGTCCACCAACACGCGCAGAACGCAGCAGGCGGTCAGCAGCGGATTCCTGAGGCCGTTGTGCTGCGACTGGTCTCCGAGTGCCACAACGACCTGCAGACCGCGGCGATCCCCGCCAACCTGAGCGATGAGCTGCGGGAGCGGCGCAAGCGGGACGAGTGGCCGGAGATCCGGCGTGTCCTGGTCGAGTGCTGGGGCGGTGAACTGGTGAAGCGGTGGCGCGAATGGCGTGCTGCCACGATCGAGGAAGTCAAGAGCGGCGGCGGATACCGGCTGCCGAGGATGGGAGGTCTGTAATGGGCATGGTCAATTTCAGCGAATACCGGGACTTGCAGGAGAAGTGCATCAGGCAGGAACAGCGAATCCTCGAACTTGAGTCCGAGTTGATCGAAGCCCTGTCTGAGCAGTTCTTTGAGATCGCGACTAAAGGGGAGGGCATCGTCCTCGACGGTGACCCGATGGACGAGTGGTACTGCACCAACGGCAGGTCAACGGCTGTGTATGTGGGGGACCGCCTCATGCGGCTGGGTGTCCTTGAGAAGAACGGCAGGCATCAGGCGGGCAGCGTCATGTGGTACAGGCCGCTGGAGTACATGCGGAAGGCCGGTGAGCGATGATCGACCGCGTCAACAAGGGAACGGCTGAGGCCGCGATGAACATGCGGATCGTTGAGGAAGAACTGAGGCGGCTAGTCATGCGACCCGTCCGCGTGTCCGATGTCATCGACGCGGTGATTGCCGAGACCGGGATCGAGGCCAGTCAGTTGCTCGGGACCAGTAGGAGAGCGCATGTCGTCAAGGCCAAGCAGGTCTGCACCGTCTGCCTCCGAGAGTGCAGCGGGCTGAGTTACCCGGAGATCGCAATACGCATGGGCAAGGCGAATGTGACTCGAAAAGGCGGACACACGGCGGCATACGACAGATGCAATCGAGAACGGACGGACGAGACCAACGAATTGATTGACCGCGTGAAGGAGAGACTTGGATGGAAGGCCAGAATGCAGGTGATCCGATGACCGTTGATTTCTTCGTGCCAGGCGTTCCAGCACCGGGCGGGTCAAAGTCCTACATGGGCCAGTCGAAGTCCGGTCGGGCGATCATTCGAGACTCGTCCAAGCGAGCCCCAGCATGGAAAGACTCTGTGAACACACACGCGATTCAGGCCATGAACGGGAGACCAGTGATCGACAAGGGCGTTCCGCTCGTCTGCAACTTCGAGTTCATCATGCCTCGCCCGCAGGGTCACTACCGGACGGGCAAGCACGAGGGCGAGCTGAAGGACTGGGCGATCAACAAGAAGCACACCACGAAACCGGACACGCTGAAACTGCAACGCCCCACCGAGGACGCGATGACGGGGGTTGTGTGGACGGACGACTCTCAGGTGTTCGAGCAGTCGGCGACGAAGCGGTACGCGATGCCAGGCGAGATGACTGGCGTGAGAATCAGAGTCACAGCGGCGAGCATCGCCGGGAAGGATGAATGATGGACGAGATCAGGGCTGACATTATTGAGAAGCATGAACTGCTTGACCACATCACCCGCCTGACCGCTGAGCGTGACGAGGCGAGGTCGGAAGTGGAGCGGTTGCGGGAGTTGGAGGGGGCTATACAAGAATTGCGTGATGCCGCTTTCGACACCGCCCACACAGAGCTCGACGATCAGTTCGGCGGTGCGATGCGTAGACTTGCGGAAGGGGATTGACCATGAGCAGTGAATCACCGTGGCGGACGCTGGCGGAGCGGTTGGGCATGTTGCCGAAGAATCACAGGCCAGGCGATCCGGCCTTGATCCTGCTCGGCAATAAGTGGGCAGAGCCGGATGAAAATGCGGATGCCCAAGACCTGCTCATCGGTCGGGCGTTGCGGGTGGCGTGGGCTGCGTATGTCAAAAACGGCGGCGACCTCGACAAGACATCTGTGTTGGATGTTTTCTGGGAATCCAGCAGGTCGGGCTACCGAGCCATCGCCGCACTGGAACTGCTGGACGCTGTGGGGTATGAACATGCCGACACCTGAACTCCCCACACTCCAAGACGCGATCTACTGGACCATGCTCGAACTCAAGGACCGAGACGGAACCTGGCCGACGCTCCAGAAGATCGCCGACGCTCTCGACCGCGACAAGGTGAACATCTGGGAAGGGATGCAGCGACTTCACGCCAAGGGCATCGTCCGCAAGGCAGGCGACGGGACGGCTCGCTGCTACTCGGTCGCACCCGAGTACATGCCGAAGCCGAAACCGATCGTGATACCGGTTGAAGGCAGGATCAACGCCCGTGTTTCTGACTACTCGTCCTCGTCGGACTCTGCGGCCTCGTCTTCTTGTTCTTGAATCAACTCGTGAATCAACCCTTCGACCGTGAGTGCGTTGCCTCGGCTAGTGATGTAGGTCTGAGTGTTTCCCTCATCATCGACATAGGTCGTGATGAGCAGCGCAGCATCGCAGTGTTCAGCCGCGATGCTGATAGACCGCTCAAACTGCTGGTCTCGATGATCCATAGAACCGCCCCCCATCAATCAGCCCATGATGGGGTCGCGATCATCTCACCCGTCTTGGAATCCATGCGAAACGAGAGCCACAGCGCGCCGATGGGCTTTGGGCTCAGGCCGATCGACTGCTCCCAGCTGTTCCCGTCCTTGCTGGCGTCCTTGTACCCGGGAGCAATACAGCACCACCTGGTCCGTTGCCGGATCTCGCCCCACCGCGTGATGAAGTTCTGGGGACGGTCCATCATCGACCGCTCGTGAACATGCCCGATGTAGTACATATCCGCGTCGTAGTCGGTCGCGAACCGCTGGTGCTTGATGACCCCGCGCGTCACAGGCCCACCGCCGCCCGATCCGTGGGTATACCGCAGCGTAAACCCGCCCTTTTTGGTTTTGCTCATCACGCCCCGGAACCGGATAAACCCGGAGTAGGGCATGTGGTGGATGTCGTGACCCGTCCGGTCTTTGAGGCGGGCGATCAGCATAGCGGTCAGGTCAATCCCGAAGTGGCGCACGGGCGCGGTCTCGTGGTTGCCCCAGGACATTGAGCCGAACAGGTCGGCATAGGGCTCGTAGAAGCTTACCGCCTCGTCCATAATCAGGTTGAAATACTCGCCAGCGTCCTTCTCGCTTCGGATGACGCTGCGGCTCTGACGCGGATCCCTCGGACCCTGCATCGCATCGAACAGGTCTCCAAAATCGAAAACGCGAGCATTCCGCTCGCGTGCCTGATCCAGATGCCGCTTTTCCATCTTGCGGTCGGATTTCGGATTGTCGAAGTGAACATCGGATCGGAGCAGGAACCACTGCTCCGCGTTGCAGTCGGCAAGTTCAAACTCGACGATCAGCGCGTCCTTGGGTCTTGTGATCTTCACGACGACCCTGCCTTTCTTCGTTCAAGGCATTCGTGAAACACGGCGGTTGTGATCGCAGCCGGGACCGCATATGCGAGGATCAACGCCAACCACGGCTGCTCATTGAACAGGGCGGAGAACCCTGCCACGATGAACCAGACGCGCAGGGCGGTCACCATGAAGGTGTGTATACCTGATCTCCATGACGACCGCTCGTTTGCCGACCTGTACCTGAGCAGGTACACGACCGCCTCTAGAAATCCGATGAACGCGAGCTGGATCATGATCTCTGGTCTCCGGTTCGCGCGTTCAGCGTCGTGTTTTGGTATCTGTCAGGTGATCGAGAGCCGGGGGGAATGCGGTCGGGTTTGCTTTGCGGGTTGGATGGGGTAGGGTTTGGGGATGAGCAATCAAAACGGAGACTTCACTTTTCAGGTTGGGTGGCGAATCCTCATTGTCGTTCCTATGTGGCTGATCTTTCTTTTTCCCTTGGCCTACTTATTCAACCTGTTCGGATGGGACGGGGAAACGGCGGAGCGGTACTGCAAGGGTCTCGCGCTAGTGCCTGGTGTCGCTTTGAGTGCTGCGCTTCTGGCATCCTATTTCAGCAGCGGCGATTTTTAGAGCGGGTTCGGACGGCGGCTTGATCTTTCCTTTTCAGCCTTTTCCATGTCCCTTCTGATTTTTGAGTGCGATGCGTAAAGCGGGTTCAAGCCAACCGCCGCGAGTGCTGCGCTCGCAGATTTTTCCATGCTCCGCAAAAACTTTCCTGTTTCAAAATCGTCGTCTTTGTCAAAGATGTCAATGATCTCGTCGCCCATGCCAAGCACACCCCTGAACGATTCGTTGATAATTGAAAGTGCTGGAGTGTCAACGCCGATACTTCCAAATCTCCGGTTGAATATGCCGTCAACGATCTTTGGTGTCACGAACGGATCAATGGTTGCGCCTGCCAAGTCAGACAGGATTTTTCCTGGCGCGTACTCGTCAGGCATCATGGCGGCAAAAACTCGTTCCCAAAACTCATCCCACTCACCAGACAAAAGGGTTGCAACAATTACGGTTGCCGCATCCCACGCACCATCAATGACAATCGCGGAGATCGCGATGTTTATGACCTCGGCTGCAACAGCTCTGGCTCCGTCAGTCTTGGACTTCTGGAACCCGGTGTAGACCATGTTCCTTGCCCTTGAAACCTCTGATGTAAAGAGGAATAAAGGAGAAATGGCCGTGTTTCGTGCGGCATTCCCGATGTAGGATGAGTCAATAGGGCTTGGGGTCGCCTGAGTCTGTCGCATAATGTTCGCTGCGTTCCATGCGACCCACTTCAGCTTCTGGTCGTCAGACCATTCTGGATGCTCTTGATTGACCTGCGCTTCTGATGCGGCCCAAGCGATCCGTGCAAGCACAGAGTCAAACTTGTTCATGATCTCAAGACTCTTAGTGGACGCTGTTCGCAGTTCCCGGAATGCTGCCGATATGTCTCCAACCTTGAGGTTGTTGATAGCTCTGCCGATTGCATCTATAGCCCGGTCGTCAGTTGAATCTGCTGTCTGTATTTCCAGTGCGGACGAAAACCGTCCTGTCATATTTCCGATGTACCGTTCCCAGAAGAACCCAGAATTACTCACCATGTGCAGCATTGAAACCTTGTGTGCATTCGCAATGCCAGCGGCCCAATACCTCGGGCTTACAACCGCAGCGAACCTTGTCCCGCCAGAAATCTGGCGAAGCCATGTGCCTGGCTGGGTCAGTAGCCCAATCGAAGCACTCGTGTTGATCTCGCTGGCAACCCTTGCTCCGGCTCTTGCAATCCTCCCTCCGGTTGCAGCTGAATTGTCGCCGCGAGACATGTGGGCAATGTTGGTCTTCATTGCTTCAAGGCGATTCAGACCGTGCTTTGCGATAATCTCTCGCTGAACCTCTGGGTGCAAAAGCACCATCGAGACATTTCGGATCGGTTCGGCTAGGTGTGTGATCTTGGCAATGTTGTCAAGGTGATTGTTCAGTATCTCGGTGAAGTCGCCAATTACAATCGGAGCAGACTTTGGCCCAAACGAGTTGTCACGATCTTTGGTAAGTCCAAGGTTTTCGAGATATCGATTGATTGCTCCATCCCGACCAACTTCCGGGAGTCCAGCGTTTTCTGCCTGATCCAAGGCACGAATCCGAGGGAAATACCCTGGAACGATCTCTGGCTCCTGTCCTTTGAGTTTCTTGATAACCCGGTACGCCGGTCCTCGACGCTTCTCCATCAAGTCCTTGCCTCGATCAACAAACTCCTTTTGCTGATCGGTCAACTTGCTGATAATCGCATTGATCTCTGAGTCTGTGATCTTGTGGTTTTTGCTTTTGCGATGCTTGAACTGCGCCTGTGTGCCAGCTAAAAAAGCTGCTCGTGTTTGGCTGTCCATCGCGTACAGGTGCATTGCCTCGCCGACAGTGATTTCAACTTGCTCGCCGCCAATTTGGACACTCATCATCTGTGTGCTGGCCTTACCAGACCCGCGCCTTGTTTTGGATTCAAGGTCTGTATAGGACTTGTACCCAGCATCTTTCGCGCTTTTGGCGTGCGAGTTCGCATCATCCTGCCTCTGCAGCAGAAATCCGTCCTCACCGTTTGCGACACTCGTGCCGTCGAACCCAAAAATCAACTGCTCAAGTATCGCGTCCCCGTCTGACTTACCCTCGACTATTCGGATCAAGAGTCTGGTGTCACTGAGCAATGTGCCAGCAGTTCTCCGAACAGACATCTGGTCAGGCGATGCGCCGTCTGCCGACTGCTTTGCGGTCCGCTTGGAGTTGCCGATGTTTTCAACAACTCTTTTGGCAAACTCATCCCTTGTCAATTTCAGGTTGGCCCCATACGCGATCCGCTGGGCGCGGTAGTAGGCCACTTCCTCGGCGATCTCACGCTCGATGCGGTTCAGGGCTTCCGCAGCGGCCACGATGTCGTTGGTCTGGATGCCTTGGACAGTCTTGCCCGTCGTCGATCGAGCGGCCTGACGGGGGCTGACATACGCCTCGCGGCTGTCCTTGAAGGTCTGGATATGCGGCTGGGCCTCACGCAGCATCTCCCGCACCTTCTCGCGGGTCTCGTTGTCCAGTTTCTTGAGTGCCTTCGGCCCGGCCAGTTGGCGGATCTGATTGATCGCGTGCCGCGCGTCGTACCGGGACAGTTCCCGCCTCATCTTGTCGATGCTGTCGGCGAGGTTGCCAAGCGTCTTCGCGTTCATGAGGTCGGGGATGAACCGTCCGTGCAGACTGGCGGGCAGTTCGGCCTCGATCATGCGGCGGAGCTGCTTGCGGATACCCTCGATCCGATCCTCACGGGCCTTGTCGCGGAGTTTCTGGGCTTCCTTGACCGCCTGACGCATCGCGGGCAGTGTCGCCTTGATGGACTTCACCCCGTCGCGGAATGCCTTGCGAGCGGTCTGCTCGTCCCGCTTCAACTGCTTGCGGAGTTCCTTGGCCTCGGTGGACTTGGTTTCCTCGTCCCCGACGATCTGACGGACCACACGGCTCGCGTCGGCCAGCCCGGTGATCTGACGGACCCGCACCTTGACCGATCGGCGGTCGGGCTCCACGGTCATGCTCGCGGCCTGCTCGCGGGCGATCGTGTAGATGTCCTCAATCTGCTCGTTGTTGTACCGGTCACCCCAGCGGGCGCGGAACGCCCTGCGGAAGTCCTGGAGGTTGCCGATGCCCTTGATGAGATGGCCGATGGACCATTCGAGGACGCTTCCGATCTCGGGGACCGGGTTGGAGTAGAGTCGGCCTTGGTTCTTCTTCTGGCGTGCCTCGGCCCGGTCGATCATCTTCTGGCCGAGTCGCTGGAGAGCGTTGGGCTTGGGCAGAACGCTGTTCTTGGCCGGTCGAACCTCCGCAACTCCGGGAAACTCAGATTGCGACACGGCGATTTGACCGCCTGTTTCGATAGCAGCCAACGCTTTGACTGCAATCGGCTTGTTGCCTTTGTGAATAATCGGCCTGCCCTTATTTCTTCCGGGAACATCGAGGCCAGCCGCCTTGAACCTGTCGATCAAATCGGAGTCGCTCAACTTGCGCAGTTCGGCTTCCTTTTCGCGCCTCGCCTGTTGCGTGTCCTTCAAGTCTTGGACACGGATAAACACCTCATCGCCGTTCTCAACGGTTGACGGGTCGATGCCAAGAGCGGCCAACTGGATCGTGTAGTAGGACCGCTGAATATCTCCCTTTGGCTCAGAGACAATCACAAGCCCATCATCTTTGACGAATCCGTAGAGGAATTTGCCATCGTCCGGGTTGTCGGGATCGGTGCGAACCGCCTGCTTGTCGTTGGCCTGAATCTTGAGCAAGACCTGAACAGCGTCTTGTGTGTTACCGCCTCCAAGACGCGGGTTGAATCCGTCTGAGTAGACATACGGAACAGCCGCGTTCGGGTTGTAGTACGCCCGTCCGGTTTCAAGATCAGTTGTGCCAAGCACCTGCTCCGTGGTCGCTACTTCCCCTTCGGCCTCGACCTTTGACTGCTGGTACGCATTTCGGAACGCGGCCCAATCAACTACGCCGTCACCGGAAACGACACCAAGCGAACGAAGCCGATCAAGCATCTGGTTGTTGATGAAGAACGATGGCGCGTCTGACTTTCCCTCGGCAATGTCAGCAAGACCTTGCTGTTTGGTTGGGTTCAGAGTGTCACCAAAGACAGACGAGAGCCACGACCCAGACTCCCTTGAGTCTGCGTCTGCTTGTCGCTGTGACTGCTTGCGGGATTCCTCCTGCCGTGCTTCCTCTGCCTTCCGTTCAGACTCCGCTTTTTGATCTCCACGGTATCCGTAGTTGTCGAATGTGTCCCACGCCGTTGCTTTGGAGTTCGAGAACCGAACGAGACTGATTGCCGTGTTTGACGATTTTTCGACCTTGTATCCGTTCCGCAAAGCCAGGTCCGTGAGTTCGGCAACCTGACTGTCCGTGAACCTCGCGCCGATCTTTCTGGGAACGATGGTGGCGTTGTTCTTGCTGGATACTGACAGTCGCCAGTCACGGAACGACACACGGTCTTTTGGTGCTTCTGTAGGCAGACCGCCTTTGCTCAGGATTTCGTCGATCAAGTCATTCCTGGAAAGCGCGAACCTCATGCCAGCACGCTTCGCTCTATTGCGAAGTTCCATGAAGTCCATTGATTCCAGCACGGACCTGTCAACTATCGGCCCTTCGGCCTCGCCCGCTGGTTGATCCTGTCCCGCAGTTCCCTGATCGTCCGGTACTTGTCCGGCTTGCTGACCGGCTTCCCGTTGGCGGTTTCCAGTTGATACAGGCCGCTCGGCAGTCTGCGCATCTTCATTGGACCGCCCCCCAAGAATGGCGTTGATGAGTTGCTTTTTGGTCTGGTTCCCTTTGATCTTGGACAGCACGGCGATGGCCTGAACCTCGCGGTAGGTCTTGGCCTCAAGGTCTGCGCGTGATAATGGCTGGTACTCGCCGCCCTGCTCGGCTTCCGTCGCACGCGGCTCGGTGCGAGAAATCACGCCGTCACGGATGTATTCGGCCTCTACTTTGCGCAGGTAATCAACCGCCGTAGACGGCTGGTACTGAATCATCGCGCGCAACTTCTGCTCGTTGTCGCGCCTCGACATTTCGTTCTTGCTTGAAAGGCGATCAATCAGCGTATCGCCGATTCTTGCAAATATCTCTCTGGCTTCTTGCCGGTCGCTGTTTCGCTGCCGCGCCTCGGATTTTGCATCCTTCTTCTTCTGCTTCTTTGCCTTGTCGATCTCCGCGTCAATGTTTCCACGCTTGGACAACGGCACATTGACAACGGCCTGATCCGGCTTCCTGTCTTGTTTTGCCGTCGCACGCGGCTCAGTGCGGGTGTTCTTATTTCGTTCCGCTTCCCTTGCTCGCCATGCCTCTGACTCAAGTGATCCACCGGCAAACTGCTTGCTTTGTGTCTTGCCGTTTACCACTTTTGAGAAGTACGGGATGCCCAGCGTATTGCGGCCAGTGACCTCAAACTCTGTGCCTTCTTTGTCTGTGAACCGGAATCCGTCTTGGAGCGGATCAGACTTGCGAGACTCGTAGATCGGGGACATAGAGTCATTTGATTTTGGCTCGGTGCGGGTGTCCGCCTCCGCTTGTCCCTCACCCGTGACAGTCGAATCCGCTTGTGTATCACCGGACGGGGTTTGGTTGGAGACAACAGACTGAGTTTTGGATTCCGATGGGAAGTAGTGAGTAACACCGACCGACCCTGTTCGGATAATCTGATCCCACGCAAAAAGGGATGGGTTGGTGAGTGACTGATTGGTTCCAGTGATTTCAGGTGCTTCAACGACAGCGTATCCAAGCACTTTGTCACCCGAATCCGAAACAGACACAACGGAGTGAACTCGACCCGTCCTGTTGGCCTCGTTTTGTGCTGCTCGATCCGCAGGCGCACTTGACTTGAATATTGAACCAGACCGCGTTCCCGTGGCCCTTTCTGGCTTGCTGCCGCCCTTTGCCCAATCTTGCAGTTTCTTGGCGTATCCAGATTCGACAGGTTCATCGAACACTTGCAAGTGTCTCGCCGTGTCCCGCCTGATTTTGGCAATCGACTTCCTAGAGTTGGTCGAATCGTTAGACCATTCGCTTTCCCTGTCACCTGTGAACACTTCCGCCCGTTCCTGTTCACTGGCGGAGTCTTGTGACACTTCCTGTTCATTGACCTCGATCGGAGTCGCAATCGGCTCCAACGGGTTCAGAATCCGGTCCAGCGTTTCGGCCAAGGGCATCGCACGCTGTTGGGGCATCAGCTCGTCAGGGCTCATCCCCTCGTTCGGGTCGTAGTTCGGATCTTGGGCCGGGTTCACCACACGGTTGATCGCACGGTTCCGCTCGGTCACAGACCCGCGAGGCTGACGCTGGGCGGGCTGGGGGACCGTCACCGTCCAGGTCTCGGACCCAAGCAGGTTGTTCACCTCGGCGGTCTGCTCGCCCGGTCTGGTCCGCTTGTTGATCTCACGGGCGTAGGACCGGGCATCCTGCTCGCTGTTGAACAGGGCCGTCCCGTCCTCCAGAACACGAACCGGCTGCGGTCCTGCGGGCTGCTGCGGGGATGGCGACTGCGGGGCGGGCTGCGGACCCGGACCCGCCTGAATCGAACCACGGGGCAACTGTCCGGGCTGTGGGGCCGCTCCGGGCTGCTGAGGCCGTCCGAAGACCTCATCGACCGTCAGACCGCCCTCTGGGGCTCCCTCGGCCTGAGCCCGCTCTACGAGGCCACGGGCGAACGCACTGGCCGCATCGGTCGGCTGCTGGTCTCCACGGCGACGGGCCTCGACCTGTTGGGTCTGATCCACGGGCTGCTGTGCGGCCCGTACACGCTGTGCTGCTGCCGGTGCTTGGGATCGCAGTTCGTTCTGGAACTGAGCCTGATCCTGAACCCTTTGCTGACGGATGCCCTCGATGCCACGGCGAACCATGTTGGCGTTCTGGATCACCACACCGCCGAGCGCACCGCCGCCAAACGCCTCTGGCACATTGTCCCACAACCCGGTCTCCGGGCTGTAGGTCAATCCCTTCCGGGTGTTATTGATAAACTCGGTGAACCCTTCTTCAAAGCCCTCGACTCCTGCGGCGGTGGTGTATTGTGTAGCAACGCGAGCCGCACCGCGAGCCCCATCTTTGAGCAAGCTGTCACCGACCTCGGCAAACATTTTGTTTGCAACGCTGTCTGGAAGGTATCGCAGAGCGTCAATACCAATCCGTTCAATCACAAACTCGGTCGCCGCCGCTCCGGTGCTGTGCAGGATTTCAGCCGTGATTGAAGGGTCAAGGCCGCGACGCTCCATCTCCTTGCGGTAGTCCTGACCCTCGTTGCCGAACGCCGTGATCGCGTAGTAGGTCATCACCGATGGCATTGACACCGAAGCTGAACCAACTGCCAAGACGGACGGTATTACTGATCCGGTCATAGAACCAGCAGAACCAGCCCATGTGTCGTAGGTGTTGCTCTGTAATGCCGCCTGCTCCGCGTCGGCAAGTCGGTCAAACTTTTCGGCCTCGCCCTCAAATCCAGTGGCTCGCAATGCGGTTGCAATCGTTCCCATTGTGCCACGGGTCAATGGACGAACCAAAGCAGCTCTCTGAGAACGGGCGTACTCGGTTAGCGCGCCGACATTATCTGGATCGTTTTGGGCAAGACGAACAAATGAGTCGCCTGGGTCTAGCATTCCCTCAGAGGTGTACGATCCTCCTTGATTTCGGAAGTTCTGCGCGGCAATAGCAAACCGCACAAGCCGGTCGTCCTTGCTGGCGTTTTTGTGCCTTTTTCGGAACTCATCAATGTCATCGCTGGTGACATCAGGAACACGCTCGACTACGCCAAGCGGCAAGCGGTACTCCATTGCCTGCTTTCGCATTGATTCGTATGTCAACCTTTCCGCAAGGGTCAGGTCTTCAAACATTTTTCCGCGAAATGATGATGGCTCCTGTGGAGGCGGCGCGTAACTCGGAAGGGTTGACCCCGGTCTCTTTGGTCCACCAACTTGAGTGGTCAGTATTTCAGGAAACTCTATTGGCCTGTTTTGATTCGTCTGGATTCCGAGACGCTCCAAAACCCAGTCTGGCGGAACCTGACCAATTATTTCGCCGGACTCAAAGCGGTCGGCGTTTTCAACTGGATCGGTTATGCCCTTTGCCTTGCGGTATTGGGCCAAGATTTCCTGCGCGCTGATCTGTGTCATGGTTTACCGCTTACGGAGTTCTTTGCGCTTCTCGGTTTCCAACTGTTCGAGCGTCATGTTCAGGTTGTCGGCAATGAACTGAGCCGCCTGTTCGTGCGTCAGGTGCGGGTAAGCCGCGAGCAGGCGATCCATTGCGGCGTTCATGCCCTGCGGTTCCATCTCGCCAAGCGTCGGGCCTGGGTATTTCGCTTTTGTGACCGCAGCATCACGCCAGCCGCTTGTCTCCCAGCCGCCGATGCCCTCGGCCAACTGTTCAGCTCTTTGCCAGATTCGGTTTCGGTAGTCGTCGTCCGATTCGCCTTCGATTCCTTGAACCTGACTAGATGCCTTGGAGTACCAGAATCCAGCCGCAGCCGACCCCGGCCTGATTGGTTCGTTGTTCGCGCTAAACGCGGACTCTGGTACATCTTCATCCCGGCCTCCGATTTTGATTCGAGTGAATCCAACCGGCGCGCCGCCTCTTGCCTTCGATGCACCCTCGGCGTTTCCGCCGCTGGTGTATTCCTCGGCAATCTTGAACACCTGTTCTGGCTGAATCGCTCCGATAGCGACTTGGCTGGCAATAAACGACGCTTCTTCTTCGGTCATGTCGGTACGCTTGACCACGGAATCGAGATAGCCCTGAACAACAGGGATCATCTCGGCACGCTGCTTCTGCTTGCGCATCTCGTCGCTTGCGTCAGCGGCCAACGCCTGAGCGTTCGCCATCGCCCCCATGTAGTCTCCGGCCTCCATCTGCTCGGTGAGCATCGTCAGAGATTGCTCGGAGACAATCGGCATACCGTTTGGGCCGACCATTTGAGACAAGGCAGTGATGGTGTCCAACGCGGACTTTGCACCGATCCCTCGCTGCAATTCCTGTCGCATCACATTGATGTCCATGCCTTTCGGGAAGTTCATTCCGTACTTCTGGCCTTCGCCTCTCAGGTACTCCATCGTCGCGGCCTGACCGTCAAGACCTTGGCTCAACGCCTTGGCTTGAAGCTCGTTGATCCGCTGATCCATCTGAAATGAGATCGCTTCACGCTTTGCCTGCTCGACGCGGTTGTAGAGATCGACCGCGTTCCGGGCCTTGTCCATGCGGAAGCGTTCTTGCTGCATACCAAACTGGTCGTCGTACCGAGCATCCCCGATCTGGTCCCGCCCCTGCCGATAGTCAAATGTCTGGTCAAACTGTCGCTGAGACTCGTTGAAACCGCGATCGCTCTCGAAGTCCGAACGCTCGTCACGGCCAAGAAGCCGCTGGAACGCCATCTCTTGAAGCGTCATGCCACGCTCGGCGCGCTGGTTCGCCGCCTTGTCCAGTTGGTTCGTGCGGTACTTCTCGACGGACTGACCAAGACCAGCCGTGATGTTGCGGAGTGCGTAGTCGCCTGCGCTGTGGTCTACGATGATCGGCATTATTTTTCCCCCCCGCCAACACCAAAGAGATCGTCAAGGAACGATCCGGCAACCCCGGCAAGTCCGCTGTTTCCAATCGCGCCAGTGATGCCTTGCGTCAAACTATTACCTGCAACATCTTGTCTGTTGAACATCCAATCCAGACGGCGACCGAGTTGCCCTGACTCAAACCCAGCACGGTTGAAGTTGAACGAGGCCAGCGATCCCAGCGCGCCCATCTCCATCTGCGCCTGCTGGGTCATCAGGTTCCCCCGAAGCCCGGCCAGTCGTGCGGTCAAGTCCGCCTGCTGATCTGCGATCTGGCGACCGACACCAAGTTGAGCGTTGTCGGCCACGCTGGTTCCACCCAGACCTCGACGCTGCAAGTTCTGAGTGACCTGCGCCCCGGCCTGTTGGCCCTGCTGGTTGATACGCCGGTACTGCTGGTCGCCGTAGTCGTCCACCGCGCCCATCGCCTGACCGTAGCCCTGACGGATACCGGCGAGCGACTGTTCGAGCAGCGAGTACGCATTGTCCATCAACTGATTTGACCGCACATCAAAGCGGTTCATCAGCCCAAGACCATCAAAGTACCGTTGCAGGTTGGCGGCGTTCGCGTCCTCGGCGGCGTCCTGTCCAGAGAACGCGCCGAGAATACCCAAGCCGCCAGAGATAAGTTCACCGAACATGGTTCAGCCCTCGATGATTCCGGCATCGCGGAGCGAGGCCAGTAGGGAATTGATGGTTTGGGTCGCGGTCGCGTCAGTCGCGTCAGCCACCTTCACGCCGGGCTTGAGGATCAACTTCTGACCCTCGAACCCGAGCGGTTCTTTGACGAGCAGTTCGGTCGGCAGTTCGCCCTGCGGGTTGCGATGCCCGCGCGGGTCGAGCCCGCCCAGTGCCTTGCTGACCCGGCCCTTCGTGCTGTAACTGGCTTGGTTGCG